CCGAGTTTATCTCGTACCATGTTAGATAGTACACGTTCCTTGTGTTCCCCTCTAATCAACTCGTCTGGATTGGAATGGAATTTATAGATGTTCATTACGTCAATCTATTCCAAATCTTCTGTAGCATTGGATACATATCTGAGTATCTTGCTTTGCCTGTACGCATTTGTAACATTAACCAACGCAAGTTACGTATCTTATCAAATGATGACATTTCATCATATCTACGTAACTGACGTCTTGCACGTTGATGGTCTGATGTCCAACCTTTAATTGTCCTCATCATCAACAAGAATAACTGATGGTAATCATCTTCATCAACTCTACCACCTGACATATCTCTTAATATACGTTTAATACGTAACTCTGGTATGGTGATATCGTAGCGTGTTATTATTTTATCTGAATATTTCTCTTGATGTAGTAGTAACACAATCGCATTGTACATGTCAGGTTGAGTTGTTCTAAATCCTTTGAATCCTGGTTGACTCATCATACGCCTAGCATATGCCATTGCACTCGCTCTATCCTCGTGCCAAATAAAATTAAGTGCAAAAAACATATTGACTAGCAACAATCCTAACTCATCTGCTTTTGTACCGTCAACAAGATTTAAGTTCTTAAAAACTCTTGCTTCTTTTAATTCACCAAAAAATTCAAATTTACTCATATTCTTTAAACCAATTCTGTGTTTCACTTCTATGAAGAAACTCTAGTGTTCTTGACCCTGTTTGCCCAACACGCATTGGCAAATTTTGTCCTCTCATATTTTCCAATCTCGGTGCACTTTCATATGCGGGTTCGTCGCTTAATCTCACCTGATGGTCAGATTCGTCGACGTCTTTGAACCACTCCCCATTGAATTTAACCCAAACGGTGTCGTCATTCGCAAGAATATATCTAGTAGGCACAATCTGACCAGGTATCAACATATCAGATGGGAGGTAATCACCGTAATCAACTGACTGTTTTTCTTCTGATGGTTTTAATAAACTTAACGTCATTAACTTAGTCATGTATTTCAATGCAATGCCTGTATTTGATTGGTTGGTGCTTACTAAGTCCACTAGTTGCTGTATTGCTTTATCCGATAAACTACTAGGAGTTGTTTCCATCTCTGAATAAATTATTTGTTGTAGCAAATGCTGTAGTGTTGTTTGATTATCGGGATGTTTTAACTGTGATACTTTATTATTCCACTTGACAAGCCATTCCTTCGCTTTGCTTCTTATTCTTGAATCTTGAAACCCACGTGCAACAGCATCGGGGATGTCCATTGCACTAAGTCTTGAACTTAGTGTATCTAAATACAAATCCTCGAGAACAACTTCATTTACTTTCATTTATCTTCGACAGGCTACGTTGAAATTTTCTACCATCCCTAGTCCTAATTGAATTTAGGAATTTGCGGGTTAAGTTATCTGCTTCTTCTTCACTATATGCTTCGGCAACAAGGTCTAATAATCTACCTGCACTCTCAATTAAGTTATCGGCACGGCTACGAATTATATGTGATTTATCTCTTTCGATGTGTAGGTTTTCTAGTTCTTCTAAAATACTACGAGTTCGTTTTTGCATAATGCAATCCGTTAATGTTTAATGTATTTATTTATTTTTGAATGCATTCAACATGGCGTCTAATTGCGATTGTTGATTCTTCGGGGTAATTATTTCCGAATTTACATCAGTTGTAGCATTGCTTGGAAGTATTGGGTTACCTGGTTTAATTTTTTTCAATAGGGTTTTTGATAACGCTGAAGTTCCATCAGGTTCCACCCCATTATCAACAATTTTCAATGTGTTAATATCGAAATCTAATTCAACCCTTTGCCCCACCCCAGAACTAGAACGAGTTTTCATCAACTGTAACTGATATTTACCATTCTCTCGCATAGCATGTGTAGTATATATACCAAATACGTTATCTGCTGTGTTAATCTTCGAAATTCCGCCAGAGATATGCCCATGCGTGAAGTCTTCTTCGTCGACCGCGCTACGATTTAATTGAGAGGCGGTCACCATGATGATTTGTAACTCTTTTGCTAAATTACGTAATTCTTCGGATACGTACTTATCCTTTACGAATAAGTTTTCTGGACTAACCTTTGTTCCAACTGGCATTAACAAATCCAAGTAATCAATACATATACAATCAATTTTGACGTGTTCTTGTACTTCAAGTTCTTTTATGTACGACCTAATATCGTTTACGTTACTTTGGGCTGGTAAATATTTAATTTGCAATTTCCCAGAATTCTTTTCCATCATCTTGAGCGACAACTCAACGTCATCTAACTCTTTAAAAATTCTGCTTGATGCAGTATTAGTCATCATCGAATCCATTCGCATACTTGTTAACCCTTCATTCAACTCCAACGTGATGAATACCCCATTCTTTCCATTTTGTATCCAATTAACCATTAAATTTTGCATGAATAATGACTTTCCACTACCAGACCCCCCTGCAAATATCTGCAATTCCCCTCGATTAAACCCTCCATATAATTTTTTATCTAAAGTTTTCCACCCAGTACTAATTTGCCCATTTCCATCTTTAATCGCAAGCAATCTTCCCTTGGGGTCTTCGAAATAATTAGTTCCCATGTCCTTTGTTAAACTAATTTGTACTGCATCTTTGATGAGTTTTTCAACAGGGTCAAAATCTCCCTTTTCCAATAAGTCTGCACTTTTTAAAATTGCACGTTCTAGTTCTTGGCTACGAGTAAACCCTTCAAATTCATCGAAAAACCAATCATAATGCCCCTCCTTAAACTCTTCCGGTAAATGGTGAATATCAACTCGCGTTACTGCATTAACCTGCTCAAATGTTGGTAGGGTGGCATGTTCGGCAGAATGCTCCTCTATCATAGTAGCGGCTTCTTGGAGTGAGGGGTCAAAATTCTCAACATTATAGATGTTTTGAACACGTACGAAACTTGACGGGTTTTCCAACATCATTTCTATGAATAACTTTTGTACCTCCTTGTTATATTCTTTCAAACTTCTTCCTCAATTTTAATTTTATTGCCAATTTAGATTTTACTCCATTATTTCTATGGGTGATTATATCCAAAATTGTCGCTATCTTTCCATTCACAAGAACTGCATCATTTACGTCTTTGATATCATTGCCCCATAATGGAGTACTCACACTAAATCCATATTTTACTGCATCATCCACCAATTTCTTTCCTGCTTTATCGTGGTCTGGTACAACAATAACTTCTTTCTCTTGTGCCAATCTCATCAATTGTTTCGCTTGTTTATCGCTGATTTTATTATGCAATACTGCCATTCCATTTATACTTATGGCATCCAAAACACCCTCAACAACAATAACGTATTTCCAATTACTTTTCTGCAAGTCTAAGCCAAATATATATCCTGGTTGCTGTTCATTGAGATATTTTGGCAAATTATTATCCAAAAATCTAGAAGTGTATCCGACTATTACTCCACCATGTGTGTATGGGATAATAATTCTATTCTTATTTCTAAATTTGCCGTTAGGGGTAATCATGAAATTATACTGATTGTACTTTAACCCCCTACCTGCTAAGTAGTCAACGAACCTACAATCGGTACTCCTGATATTTCGAGAACCGTTGGGCAATTGAACCTTATTGAACGTTATATTAGCGCTGATGATTTTGGATTCCTCATTCCTTTCGGAAGCAAGGTCACCCAACCCCCTATGTCTGAGACTTTCTAAACTTAACCAATCAATTTCAACCGTGCTTACCCCTAACCATCCGAGTAACTTCCTTGTATTCACACTAACTGGCTTGCCCAACTGAAACCTTGTTTTAAAATTGCAATTAAAACAATGATATGACCAATCATCAGTATTACTCAGAATCACGCCACCGCGCCCACGCTTGTCTTGGCTCTCGCCATTATGAGTGCAACAAACTGCATTAAAAGAAATCCATCCACTGTTTGTCTGTTTTCTTTTATGGGGGAGAAATGATAATATATCCAACATGATGTATATTATATGGTACGAAGATATATTGTGATATGTGATTTTTACCGAATAACATAAAACGGCAAAAAGGCTCTTGCGTACCCACGAGAGCCAACGTGGTATGAAAGGCTAAAACAAAAACAAAAACTAAAACCCCTTTGTACTAACACAATATCTTTGCACTTAGCGTTGTGCTACAGCGTGCTTCGCTAATGTTGACAACTTAGTTGCCGTGCTACTCTATTCGGAGTGCGTGGAGTAATTACGCCATCTCT